TTTCAGATCATCAAGTTGATAGGTTGTATTTGGATTGTTAAACTTAGTTGCTATGAATATACCTTGTAGTGTTTCTTGTTCATCTGTGTTGAGAGATGTATCTTTGAATGGTTTGACAGCTAGTTCTAGTCCTGCATAGTCACCTTCAGTCCATACAGCAGAACCCTTACTTGATACGCTACTAGCAGCTCTGTAATCAGCATTTGTCTTCTTAATAATGTCTTGTAGTGTTTCTCGTATAAGTTTGTTATCAGTGTATACAAATACTCTGTTGCCTTGAATTACAGGTTCTCGGCTTGGACCAGCAACAAATTTTGCAAATCCTAAGTCCTTTTGTAAATCTGTCAGCTTACCAGTTAGTTTGGATTTCTGAGCCTCTAAAGCCATATTCGATGTTTCCTACAATGTGAATTCTGTCAGTTTTACTTCCATTGAAAAAAGAATGCTTCTTCGTAGTATTTACCATATACGCATATCCTGGCTCAAGTCTTTCAATGCCTTTTTCAAAAGCAAAGTAGTTTCCAGGATCGCTGTATATTGGTATGTGTAATCTGTAGTCATTATCATTGTGCCATTGGTAACAAGTACCACTCTTTCTAGTTAAGAATCTTGATCTGTAGCATTGGTACTGAGTAAGTACGCCTTTGATTAGTGTATTATGATATTCTTCATTATACAGTATATAATCCTTTTGGAAAACGTGTCCTCTAGTAAAATATTCCTTATGCCAGCCACATCCACCAAGATGCTTATCCTCATCTTCTATATCTCTGTAGTTTATAGATGTTTGTCCATTCTCCCATGGTACAATATCTTTGATCTTTTCATACTCCTCTCTTATCCTATCAATGTCAACGCGTTGTACAATTCTCACTACTTCCATTCTGTTTTATCCTCAAAGGCATTGATGCAAAATTGTAATATCTCTCTGTCTCTAGGTCTTAGAGCTATATTCATTTTATTCAACCATGATAGGTGATCTAGTATCGTATCTCTTTTGTTTACGTCAAGATGTTCTTGTCTACTAAATGCGTTTTCAAGAACGCACATTTTGTCAAAGATGACATCTTGAAGTGTTACGGTCATATCAGTTCCAAATTATACGCATGAGTGTCTACCTCCTGTGTAGCCAACCTTATTGCATTATTCTTACTATATTTGGAATTACCAGTCACTCTATATGTCTCCAAGAAGTATTGAACATATGCTTCTGAAACTTTATGCTTTTTTGTATAAGCTAATCCATCTAAAAAATCTTGAGATTCAGGATATAAATCCATTTTTTTTGTCACTCCTTAGCATCATCTTAACTAAATATCTTTATAATATCAACCTCTAACCGATGAGAATTATTTATGCGTTCTCCAAAGTCCCCAGAAAATTCAGTTAATAAAAAAGGCCCATTGTGTTAAAAAACCAATGGGCCTTTGCAGTTATCAACAATGGATTGGCTGAACCCCACAGGTCCGTTAGGACATCCCAATCATTTCCTTCTATGTAGCCTGACTACACGCTTGCCTCTAGTTACGCCGCCCCCACGTCGAAACTAACAAATGTTGATATACCTATTTAGCTAGCTCCGCTGGCAATGTCACCACGTTTTTAACAAAAAAACGTGGTGTTTCTCCTGCAAATCCCCCTCCAGACTCCAAAAACCTGGCTATTTGATTAGCGTCATCTCTTAGCTCATACCTATTAATAACTTGGTTCGTTTTCAATTCAATAACAGAATACTCATTGTTTTGTTTTCTAACCGAGTAATTATGCTTCATTAGATAAACTCCTTAAACTTATCCATAATTGCTTCTCCAGTAGGTGTGTGATCAAATATAGCTTCACCAAGTATATCATCCTGAGCACTTTGCTCAGTATCGTATAGAGTCATCTTAGCTCTATCAACTCCTAGAACAAATCGTTTATCCGTACTAGGATCACTGTATCTGTTCTTTAACTGTTTAACAAGTATCTGGTTTAAGTTCTCTAATTCTTCTGTGCTAATAATCGCAAACATAAAGTCAGCAGTCGCCGGCAAACCAAAGCTCTCCGAGGTGTCTTCAAGCCCCAAGTCACTAGACGTGTAGCCCGATCTTGTGGTCTGTGTCGCTGAGACGATTGGCACGTCATATTCCACAGCGAGACCTCGTAACTCTTCTGCAATTGCTTTAATGTACGTGTACGAATTGACTCCTGCTCCATATTTTATCCTCGCAGACATGCATATATTAAGATAATCAATATAGATGATATCAGGGATAAAGTTCTTCTTTACCTTGAGTTCCTGCAGCAAGTATCTAAAGTGATTAGATCCAGCTCCTGTAGTAGGATACTCCTTGATAACAATCTTACCTTTGTAATTATTCTCAATACGCTTTATCTTTTTATCATATTCCTCTTTCTCGTATCCTCTTACCTCATCGATTGTAGCAGCCATCATATTGGCATCAATACGTTCAGCAATTCTTTCTTCAGCCATCTCCAATGTGATATACAACACATTCTTCTGATCTCTAAGATTAGCAGCTGCACAGTGACACATAAACATACTCTTACCGACACCAGTACCAGCAAGACATATATTCAGAGTCTTCTTAGACAAACCACCCTTAGTGATCTTATTCATCAACTCAAGATCAAACTTTATCTTTACTTCTTCAGTATGATAGAACTCCCATCTCTGTTCAGCATCATCTATGAAGTCATGACCAATATGTGGATCAAAGCTAACGCTAAGAGCATCTGACAAAATAGTAGGGAGTGCTCCCCTCCCCTTATCAGTCTTACCATCGATGATACTAATTGACTCCATAATGGCATTGTATACTGCTTTATCTTGGCAGAACTTTTCTGTCTCATCTAGTAACCAATCTTCGTCGTTATCGTTTTCTTCAAAGCCTTTTACCAACTCAGTAGCAGCAGTATACTGTTGTTCAGATAAGTTATTTTTGTTACTCAACTCAACAGATATTGCCTCCACAGTAGGAGGTTTATTATACTTATCAAAGTATTCACATATAATATTATAGACAGTTTTATCTGCTAGATCATGAAAGTATTCTTCCTTTAGATAAGGAATTGCCTTTCGTACATAATCTTCATTCTGAATCAGACTGTTCAGTATCGTCCGCTCTATCATCTACTTCTCCGCCATAACTAAACTTATTCTTTACATATCCTTCAATAGCATCCATCACATCTTGTGAGAAATACTTCTCAGGTTCTTTTAAGATAGCTTTAGGGTATACTTTACCCTGTGCGGTCTCAACTCTATTAGCTGAAGTAGTCCAGGCACCAGCTTGTACAGCCAGTTCTGTAAGACCATAGTACTTGTTAAGGCCTTTATCATAATTAAGTAAACATTCAACTTCTTGGTTCTCCTTGCTCAATCTAGATTTAAACATCTTGACCTTAATAATACTACCAATAACTTCTTTACCATCACGTTCTTTCTTCTTAGATAAGAATGCAATAGTACTAGCAGCATATTTTAGTCCACTACCACCACCCATCTCTTTCATTGGAATATAACTTCCAATTACTTCATAGACATGGTTGGTAACTATCATAGGTACTTTAAGCTTAGCTAACTTTAAAGTCAACACTCTAAAAGTACCTCGAATCAATTGAGCTTTAGTCATATCTCTCGTATCATTACCTGCTGCAGTATCAGCAAGTTCTTTCTCAGAAGAGAGAATGCCAAGGGAATCTAGAACCATCATCATAGGTGGTCGTTTACCTACAGCAGTCTTCTCGTACTCATCTAATACTTTAATAGCATGAGTTCTAAACTGCTGGATAGATTGTGGTTCACTAAGTATAATTCTTTGTGTATCAACACCTCTGCTCTCCATCATCTCCTTAGTGACAGCAGCTTCAGTATCATAATAGACAACACCTCCAGTAGGATGGTCTATCAAAAATTGCTTTACAACAGCCAATGCAAAGAAAGTCTTACCAGTAGTAGTCTCTCCAGCAAAAGCAGTTATTTTATTATTAGGTACTCCTCCGTATATGCTACCAGACATTACAGCATTTAAGATATATGATCCTGTATCAACAGTACCAGTATACTCTGCAGAACCCATACCGTCCGCAGCAATACTAGTGTCTTCATCTTTAAGGTCTTCAGCTAGATTACGAAAAAAGTCACTCATTCAATCATCCTTTATAAACTGCAGTCAAACTATCTCCAAATGCCTCAACCTTTTCCATTCGGTTGGGCCAATAGATATAGTCTTTCTCAGGGTTCTTCTGTAAGTTGTTCAGCAGTGGCTGAATCATATTATACAGTGTATCACATTTCTCTTGTAAAGACAACGCTTCTTTTGAAGAAACTGCTGCTTCTTGTTTTACTGATTGGACTGCATCTAACTCATCAGCATCCATTGCTGTGAAGCCAAAATCAAAATCCATTGTTGGTTTTACTGCCATTAGAAAAAATCCTCCAACGTTGCTTGCCCTTTTTCCATCTTCCATTGTATAGCACCACAGACAGTTCTCATTGGTTCAAGAAAAGACTTCTCAAACTGAGTATTGAAGTCAATGTATTGCTCCATGTTAAACTTTTCTGGTAGTCCTGTAGACACCGCAATGACGTTTTCTCTTCCAGGATTTGGTACTTTCAGATAACAGAACTTAATCTTGTCACCATCATAGATAGGATTGTATATATTACCTAGACCGTGTTGTTCAAGTAAATAATTATATACAAGAGCTCCTCGTACGTGTATTGGTGTTCCTTTATTATAAAGGGTTACACTATTTTTATATTTATGTATTCCACGGACTCCTCTAGGAAACGCTATATCCTCAAATGGCAAAGACATAAACTCTTTTCTGAAGTCATCAACAAACTCTATAAGAGCACCTTCATCTTGAGTCATTATTAACTTCATTGCAGCTTTCATCTTATCTCTACAGATCTGTGGTACAGAAGACCTTTGAGTCTCCATGCCTTGAATCTTCATGTATGGTTTCTTGAACCTAACACCTTCCATATCATGAACGTGCAATGCATATCTCTTCTTAGCAGTCCATATACCTTTATCAGCAAGAGCTTCTCGTTTCATGAACATCTTCTGCTCATATGCATTTGTAATCTTAGCAAGACGCTCATAGTTTTTATCAATGAATGGTTCAAAGACTTGCTCAGCAACCTTATCCATCCAATCAATAATATCTCCTTGAGATGGATTCTTATCCTCAAATACTTTCTCTACCATCTTATCAAGAGTCAAATACATAGAGTCAGTATCACAAGCAATCACATAGTCTATATTGTCAGTATTCAACGTCTTGTTTAGATATTCATTAATATGCTTTTGCATATAACGTATAGACAGCTGACCAGATAAAGTAATCGACTCAGCATATCTTACATCAAACCATCTAAAGTAGTTGTTACCCAAAGCACCATAAGCACTGTTAAGCTGAATCTTTTTAGCCATCTGCATATTGTGAGCTTTAGCAATTTCTGCAGAGTAGTCCTTACCAGTGTCTTCTTGCTTTTGTTTAAACTCATTCATTCTGTTCTTAAACACGACTCGGTCATTGTACATCTTATCCATCAATGTAGCCAAGAAGCTTCTCTTATCTCGTGAATACATTGCTCCAGAGCCAGTGCATGCAAGATTATGTTCTTCGAGATAATGTCTATGATCATCTAACTTACCATCAATAATCTCTTGTACAGAGACAGGTAGTTTAGTCTCATGAAATGTGTCAGGACCAATATTATATTGCATAATGAGATGAGGATACAAACTATTCAAGTCAAAGGAAACAATCCACTTATGCATACCAGTCTGTGGATCTTTAACATATGCGCCATCAACTCTTCGTTCTTTATCTCTAACATCTAGTTGAGGAATCACAATCTGCTTTCGCCAGAGATAGTTATGTATAATGATGTCCCACATACGAACAGATGTGTATGCATCAACATAGTTAACTTTACCATCGTATGCGATAGCATATACTAACTCGAGCAAACCAAGTTTACTCTCTAGCTTATCAACAAGCTCAACGTCTTTAATATTATAGTCAATAAACTTTTGATAGTTGTTCTTATACAAACCAAGTAAGCCATCGTACTCACTGTAGTCTAGCTTCTTCTCACCAAGCTCAACAAATGCTATGTTATCTAACCTATAAGATTCTTGCTGAACGTATGTAAACTTACGATACATCACTAAGTAATCAAGAATAGTAACACCAATGATATCAGGTCTTACAGCTTCTGTACCATCAGTTCTACTCACAACAAACCTTCGATCATTTATGATACCAAATGGACTTAGTTGCTGTGCATCGTCAAATGTAAGAACATTAGAAATTCTGTTAACCATATATGGAACGTCAAACATTTCTACGTTCCAACCAGTAACAACATCAGGATCCAAAGCCTTCCAAATGTCTATAAACTTTCTAAGTAGATGAGCTTCAGTCTCACACTTTACATATGTAACATTCTCGTTATTGTTTTCATACTCACCACAACCAAGCACATATATCTTATCATCATTGATCATCTTCATAGTGACAGCTGTCACAGGTTTAGTTGCATCTTCGATACTAGGAAACCCTTCATCAGCTGCAACCTCAATATCTATGTTAAGAGCTTTGAGCATCTTCGATACTAGGAAACCCTTCATCAGCTGCAACCTCAATATCTATGTTAAGAGCTTTGATCTGACTAACATCGTAGTCAACTTGCTCGCCTTCCCATGCATCATTGAGATAAGTGTATAGATCATTAGTTAGACCATACAAGTTGAATCCTGAGACCTTGTTATAGCTCTTATAGAACTCTCTCTTCAAATGAATATTAGGGAAGTCAACTCTCTCAACAGGCTTACCTTTGATGGTCTTCCATCCAGTATTACCTGTTTTAGATTCAACGAACATATATGGTTGATATCGTACGGTCTCAACGAATCGTTCTCCGTTGTCATAACCTACTACGAGTATTTTAGACTTGTAAAGCCAAGCGCCTGTATAGAATTTCATCTTATTAGTATCTCTCTTTTACTGATAAAAGTCAACACTTTTATTTATCAGCCCATAACAAAAAAGGGGGCTTTCGCCCCCTGCTTTACATACACAAATCTTGATACCTTGTTGTGTATTTTCGATGCTTGGCTAGATCGCCATGCTCGGGAAATAACTTACTGAGAAGTCTTTTTATCATAGTTTTCGTTCCAATACATTTTCATTCTAGTTCTCGCTTCTGCTTCTCTAGCAACTGCTATAGAGGCACATAACGAAGCAAACCATTTGCCTATCGACATTATACTTCCTATCTATATCTTGTTAATGGATATAAATATTTAGTATGTAAGCAATAGATTTACCTAGTCTATTTTTGCTTGTCTGCTATATCTGCGAGTCAAATTGTCCACCAGCTATTGTTGGTGTATACAGAGCTCCAAACCTATCATAGATCTGAACTATTGTATCCTTTTCTCCCAATACCTTACCTGTTTTTGTTTCAAGTATACTGGTGTAAATATGTTCCGTACCATCCACTACTTGTTCAGAATGAGAATAGCCTGTGTTATGCTTATCAGTAATTGAACCTATTGGTTGTACGGCATCAATGCTTATATCAGCCAACAGCTTCCATCCTTGCAATTAAACGATCGGCTCGGTTAGTTACTTGATCGTACCACTTAGAGTCTTTCATCTGAACAGCTGCTTCTTCCCAATCAGCTTCAGCAACAGCAGCTCGTAACTTTTTAAATTTCATGAGTCTTGGGGCACCCATATTGAACATCATGTTAGCTAGAATCTGCTGTACTTCTTCAGGTAACTCAAAGTATCCTGGAAATACCTTTTCAGCTTCTTTGATAATAACTTTCAAGTCGTCTTCAAATGCTTCAAACACTCTTTGAGGAGTCACAGTTGTTCCAACATCCAACTTGTGTTCTTCATCATTCTTAGTGATTAAGTGTCCGATACCAAACGTAGGAAGACCAAGATGATCCAAATAGACGGCATCAATTCTGCCTTCATCATCTTCCAACGTCTCTCTTAGTTTAACCATATCTACCATGTTTTTTTCCTTATGTTAGGGGCAGAAGTTTATCTGCCCCTATTTATAAAGCTACTCAGTCAGAAGTTCTTTGACTCCACTGGAGCTTTCTTTGAGTCCTAAGTTAATTTTCCTTGGCTTCATAGCTTCTGGAACTTTTCTTTCAAACTTCAAAACAAGGATCCCATTTAAGATATCACCTTCAACGACTTCAACATAATCTGCCAACGTGAAAGCTCTTTGGAACTTTCTGGTTCCAATCCCTTTATGAACAAAGGTTTCCTTCTCTTCTCCTTCTTGTTTTTCACCTCGTACAGTGATGACGTTTTGCTTAACTTCGACATCAATCTCCCCTTTTGTAAAACCTGCAACTGCAAGTTCAATTGAAAATGTTTCATCACCAGTCTTGATGATGTTGTATGGAGGATATGTGGATTCTATTGAATGGGCGTTATTAATCACATCTAGTTGATTGAATAGCCTATCAAATCCAACACTGTGTTTGAAAAATGGATCGTTTAAATCAAAAGAAAATAGTTGTCTGTTTACCATAGTGTGCTCCTTTATCTTTAGCAAGCATATGTTATGTGACCCAACATGGCATCACATCTATATTATAGGTCTTTTACGTTACAAAGTCAACGCTTTTTGCCTATGTTATATTTAGGTACTAAATCCCATTGATCCTTATCCTTGAATGGAATAATTTTTGTTTGGTTCAATGGAGCTACTGGATCCGCAGTTTGTTCTGGATTACGTAGTTCAACAAGACCCCACTCACTTAAAAGATTTGCAATCGTGTTACGTCTTGCAACATCCTCATCAGTAAAATTTGTTGGTTTACCATCTAATGCAAATAGTTCTTTAAAATGTACAATATAGTACTTTTGCTGCTTATGGAGAATATGGCAACTTTGATAAAGTGCTCTATTCTTACGAGATGCTACACCAATTCTTGTTAAAGTCTCTTTTACTTTTAGAAAGTCTTCATCCTGGGTGAGTGCCACCTCGACCATAGAATCAATTGATCCTACGCTCATCTGTTGTTCCTCTTAATATCTTGTTTCTGATGTTTTTGATTTGATCAGAGGATAAGACTTTGAGAGCTTGCTCGGCCTTTTTATTGCTATAACCATAATATAACTTCACCATCTCTAAGTCTTCTCGTAAATCATTCTTTACCCATTTAGCAAACCGCTTCTTGGATCTAACAGTATTTAGAAGAAATTCATATTGGAGGAGTTTATCTATTTCACCATACATATTCATCTGATTAGCAGCAAATAAGGTGTCAGGAAAGTATGAGAGTGCTTTATTAGCAAAATATGGCATGTATCCAGCCTCTGCCAACTCATCATTATCAGTACCACGCATAATATTCTTTTTCTTGTGGTTTATATCATTAACATAATCAAATGGATTAGACATTATCCTGGTTCCTCTGAGAGTAGTTCTCGTTTGTTTGGTTTTCCATCCCATTCTGCATGGTCAGCTAAAGCATCTTTCTGTTCTGTAATCTGTGGCCATATTTCACTGTATTTTGTATTGATGTTCATCCAATATTCTAACTCTGTTCCTTGAAGATTACTATCTGGCACTATGGCATCTACTGGACATTCTGGCTCACAAACACCACAATCAATACATTCATCAGGATTGATAACCAGCATGTTTTCACCTTCATAAAAACAATCAACCGGACAAACCTCTACACAGTCTGTATGTTTACATTTAATGCAACTTTCTAGTACAAGATATGTCATACATTATCTACTCCGTGCGCTAGTCTCCACATGAGCCTATCCGACATTCTATCATATGACCATCTTTTATGCAATGTGATATCCTGATCTGACAACACGAGGTCGCCATCATCCCAATAATGATGATACATATACTTGTCTTTAAGTATGTGTTCTTTAATATACTCGTGTTCGGCCTCAAAGTCAACCCCCTTTATAGACTCATATCCAAACTGAAATTCAAATACTTGATGAAATGGAAAGAACAATCCCTTCCTTCCATACTTTTCCTGTACTAATGGCCACGTTACATCATAATTTACATGATCAACGAAACTAGCATCGTCACTATAATTGCCCCTCTTATGACCGCAGATAACTTCCAATTTATCATAATATTCTTTCTTTTCATTAGGCAGATCATTATAAGCGTCTGCCATGTTTAACCAACTAGTTTTACTACCTTTGCTACCAAAAACAGAGTAGAGCGTCACATATGAGTGTCTCTGGTGGTTAGACGCCTTGTTACAGTGCCAATCTAACTCTCTATCATGTCCAAAGAATCCTGTCTGTCTTCCTTCATTAGTTAGCTTACCTGTAACTCTCATTACTCCTGGTGCAGCGCTATAGTCTTTATATCTCTGTCTTCGTGTATCAGACTCTATCCTATTAGCCCAATCTTCTTTTGCTTCCTTACTATTAGGATCATCATATATTTTTAACTTTGCAGTATATCCTTCCAAGTCACCAATTGTATGACAAAGTCTCTGTAAGTCTTCTGGTTGCAATCCTTGCTGATTCTTTATAACAACAACTTGGTTATCAACAAGCGCTTTGCCTACCTCTAACATTTCTGTTTCTGTTATTACGTCTAATCTACCTACTGTGAGTTCTGTAAACATTCGTCAATCTTGTCTTCAAGTTCATAAGATAATGCATCGTGACTAGCTGGACCTTGGTGCATACCATCTCTAGCAAAGTCACAAAAGTGAGCATTGTTAATTTTAACTCTTGTCTTAGTAATTGCAGTGGCCATTTCATTATGTGTCTGCCAAACCATCTTAGCTCCTTGTTCATGACACATCCATGATATAGCCTCTTTATGCTTCATATAACGAAGTATCGATGGTTCCTTAGAGAACAGAGACATTCTTGTAAACCAATCCATCTCTTCCTTTGTCATATCAGGGTTCTGGTTTCTAATCATCATCAATAGCCATCCTTGCGGAACACTCATGAATAGATCATTCCAGTCTCCTATCTTTGGATCAAACATCTCAGCCCTTGAACTAGACCAGGGATATGTAACTACAACTAATTCCGGTTTCACAATACCAATATATGCCTTCAGCATTCTATAGTAAGTTTCAATACCACAACCAGGATTACCAAAGTTCATATATCTTTTTTCAGGCCACTTTCTCTGATGTAAAATCCATGACCACGTTTGTTCTAAATTAACGCCAATACCAAAAGTAATGCTACAACCAAGGTACAGCACGCCACCCTCTTCGGAGTGGTAATCCTCCATCTGTCCATTATCTTGCTTTCTAAACCCATTATTGTTAAAACTATATTTTATCTCAACATCTTTCCATTGTTCAATCTGTGGACCCTTTATTGGATCTGCTAAATTCTTTTTGAATCTATCTTCAGTGTCTGATGGACACCAATCAATAGTAGTGTTACGATGTTGAAAATTGTTATTTAGTATATTCTGTGGAAATTTACATCCATAGTTATAAGTCCAAGTTGAATCATAAGGTCCATCTATAATTGGATCAGTATCTATAGCTTGTCCCATATTTCCATTATATTCATTTTTTCTTGTTAGCCCAGTGTCTCCACCCCACTTTTTTGAGCGGTCACTGTTCTTCCATTTCGCTACTGCGCTCCATAGAGCTTCCCTCAATTTCTCGTTCACGTTCATCTCCAAAGTTCATAAGACAAGCATCACATACCGCATACTCGTAGTCTTCTCCTTTCAAGACGACAGCGAGTTTATCCTCTGCTAATTCAACACTGCATATATTGCATGCATAAGTTATTTCCATTCTAATTCCGCCATCATCTCAGTTAAACATGCTACTAAGTTAATTTCTTGATCAGCTACAAATGCAGCTTTATGTTGATAGTCAGCTAATATCAATACTAGTTGAGGTATGCTATTAGGCTTCAAGTATGTAGAGCTGTTATCGTAGATCAGTCTGAATATAGATGTTGAATCATTGTCACTATTTAGTCCTACCCATTTACGCATCTCAGTGAAGTTCTTATCTTTGATATACTGTACCAAAGCTTTCAAGTTATCATCAGATAAAGATACGAGAATACCACTATCAATAGTACCCGATACACTATACCTTTGCAACTCATTAAGTACTCGTCTCCAATCAGGAAAGTGCATTTGTAGCAACTGTGCTACAACTTTCTGATCAGAGTTTACATTATTCTCTTCTAAGATTCTCATAACTCTTTTATAGAATTGCTGAGCCATCTTAGGCTTTTCTTTATTAGGAATCTTAAAATGTATAACACTACAACGAGAATGTAAAGGCTCAATAATCCTATTGACAAAGTTACAAGTCAATATGAACCCACAGTTCTTACTGAACTCTTCCATAAAATTTCTCAGAGCTGGCTGAGTAGACTGAGCATTTAGATAGTCAGCCTCATCAAGTATCACATACTTTCTACCACCAGAGAAACTAACCGAAGAAGCAAATGTCTTGATCTCATTACGTAATGTATCAATATTACCAGACATACTACCATTCACTACAATGTAGTCTGAGTCTAGTTGTTCCAACATAGCCTTAGCAACAGAAGTTTTACCAACGCCAGGACCACCACTCAATATAAGATTAGGTACATTCTTTTGGTTAACAAATGTCTGAAAGGTCTCTTTAATTTGTTCAGGTAGTATACAATCGTCTATCGTCTTAGGACGATACTTCTCAACCCACAAATAATCATCACGCATAACATCATCCTTGTTTATCACCTATAATACCATCGTTCCATTCACGTTGGTAGTCAACAGCATCAGCATGCATTGCAAAGGTTTGGATGTGTTCAACATCACCTTCGAAATGATGAATAGCTACACTATAAAACGTTTTATAGCCTTCGGTTGGATGGACATGAGCCCAGCCGTCAAATAAATTCTGAATTTTGTTCAACTGCTATCCAATAGGTAATCTCTGGACCTGTTTCATTACGCGAGGTAAATTGTGAAATGCCTTTAGATGTAATCTTGCAATGATAGTTATAACTCATTAGCTTCATGTTCTCCGTCTTAAAGATAAACTTAAACTTATGGTTTGTATCATTGGGTCCTAAAGACTGTGTGTATTTATCAGAGGTTGGGTCACTGCTATTTATAGCTTCAAGGTTGATTTCCTCATCACCAGTAATAGATATTTCTGGTAGTTGCATAATATTAGCAGCTCTCAATACTGCATTCATTTGATCCCAGACAATCTCTATATCTAAGTCAGGATCTGGTATATCAATCGACTCCTTTGTAGGAGTAACAATCATAGAAGGGTCAGCAAACGTGTAGTTAACACTTTTACCATTACCAGAGATCTCTAGCGTATTCTCTTTAAACACATAAGTGGGAGTTTCAAAAAGAGAAACGACACCTAAGAATCTTGAGAGGTCATAGATTGCTCCGTTAGATGGAAACTCATCATCCAACATAGCTCTAGCCATGATGCTCTTCTGAGGAGACATTGTTGCTAGTGCATTACCTTTCTTAAAAGCAATCGAAGGATTAATCATAGAAAAGTTCTTCAATATATTCACAGTCTCATTACTAAATTTCATATCAACCTCAAGTTTTCATTATATAATTAAGTGCCTGTGCAAGAATATCAGCATTGTGATCATGCGTCTTTCTTCCATAGTGCACTAAGTCTCTTGCAAAATCATCTGGATGTATCTGATGTACAAACTGATTAGATATCTTTTGCAATTTATCATCCACGTTATTGTGGTCTTCTTCTACTGCATAAAACTTAGCACCTACTTCATGACATAACCATTTGATAGCATCTAGTCCTTTATACCATCTCATGTACGCAGCAGCGGTGTGAAAGTATTCTATAGTAGCCTCTTCAGATCCTTCCAGTCTTTTACGTCCTAGTTTATTAATTGACTGTATTTGCCAACAGTTCTTATTCAAGTCCCATTGTTCTGTTCTTGTATTGTGCCAAGGATAAGACATGACCACTAGATCAGGATTGACTTGTTTAATCCATCTCTTCAATATTCTATAGTAAGAATCAATACCATATCCTGGCATACCCATATTAACATATCTCATGTCTTTAGTCAACTGACAATTGTAATGAGCTTTATATGTCCATGATTCCTCAAAGGGCATACCAACAGCCATTGTATGGCTGTCTCCAATATAGATTGCACCTCCTTCTTCTGCTGTGATATCAACACAAGATCCATCATGTCTGAATCCTTGGCTATTAATCATATATTTTATTTCAACAGGCTCATCTTCATCTGTGACTAAATCCTCAGCACCCTCTGGTTGTATCAACCAACCATTGATCCTCAATAAGTTTCTTGTTTGAGGATTAGCCATATGCTTTCCTAAGTGTTCTAATGTATCGGTTGGATATTGGAGAGATTCAGATGGTAAGAATCGACCTAATGAATGACGTAAGTTCTCTTGATGAGAGGTAGTCTGATTAAATGCAAATAATTTATCTACAATTACTCTCTCATTAGAGATAGTCTTCATAGGACCTCTCTCAATACTATTGTCTTTGATAAATCTCAGACCAAGAGCTTTGAGAGCTTTTAATATATCCCAATCAACATCATTATTATACCTGTCTGGTTCTTTTCCTTTTTTCCAATCACGCATCACTTAACTCTCTCATTTGCCTCCTTAGCTTTCTTTTGTTTCTTATCTAACTCTGCNACTGGTGACTTCATCTTATTACCAATCTGACTCTTATCAGCAGTAGCAGATGCTCCAATAGATGCAAGAGCTTGCAGACTACCTCCATAGACAAAGCTACCAACATGACTCAGTTTAACCCAAGGACATAACCATATCTTTAGTCCAGCTTTGATAGCCCATTGACAGAACATATAGTCTTCAGATAGATAACGTCTTGACTCAGGATCAATAAGAGCTTGGAAGTACATCATGATCTCTCTGGAACCATCAAAGTGCTCAGTCCTAACATGATCAGGCTTATAACTAAATCCACCAGGAGATAGCTCACTATCACCCCAATAAGCATCCTTGTATGTTTGCAATGCTCTCTTAGTAAACATCATGAAACCAGTACCACCTTCTAGCACCTCAGCTGGTTCATCTAAACTAATTTCAGTTGTACCAGGTACAGGATTAAAAACATAATCACCGACAAAGTTATCAAGTACGTTAGGATCTTCGTCAGCATGTCCCTGATCCACGGCCGACTTGATCTTCTCCCACGCAATACATTTCTTGGGATAAGGCGAGCAAAGAATGTCATATTCATCTGTCCTTTCGTCTTCTGGATCCTGTAGAGCCATCATAGAAATAACATCGTTTGCTTCAAAACCAATATCAGCATCAATAAAAAGCATATGAGTACAATCAGAACGCATGAACTCATCACAACAATAGTTTCTTGCTCTAGTGATCAAAGATTCGTTAAACAAGTAATAATACTTTAATTCTATACCATAATGCATACAAAGTGCACTGAGATCATTAGTAGACCTCGTATACATTCCTGCACACATACCACCATACATAGGAGTAGCTACAAACAGCTTCCTCTTACGTAGGTCTTCTATTTCAATTTTAATCTCCATTAATTAACTGCACCCTCATATTGAACGTCATGGAGAGAACCGCTGCCATAACTTCCAGCGTATTGGTTTAGAGACTCTGCTTTGAATAACAAGAACTGACCAACCCTTGTGCCTCTTTTGATAAAAGCAGGACCACCGTTGACATGCAAAGCACCAGCCATAACCCCACTGTAACCAGAATCATACAACCCGCTAGTAATAAATAAGCCATTCCTATTAAGTGAAGACCTAGTGATAACAAAGCCTGCTTCAGATGGCCCAATAGTAACGACACCTTCCATAATAATTTCATAGGTACCTACTTCCAATTTGAACCAACCATCTTGATCTGGAACCAGCTGATCGCTGCCTCTATGTTCTTTCATATTCTCATCGATAACAAAGTCTTTGTCACCCAACTTAAATATCTTATCCAAACGCAAGTCTACAGCGTTAGGTTGAACCTGGTCATCAGTAAACTCACTAAGACTAGATTCTGATTTTTCACTACACAGATGTAACATGGGTCCGTGCCCTCTTTCTTTCTGTAAAATTATGTAATAGACAAATGTAATGGATGGCTTTCAATAGATCAGTAGTATTGTTACCACCTTTCTTTCCATACCTCATTAAATACTTTATAGCTGTATCTCGACAAGTACTATCAGCATTGCCAAGAGTTTCCCACACATCAGTAGTCTGCAGATCTCCATTGCCAATATAATGACCTGAATATGTCCCTGCAATATAGTCCAATGCTTCTTGTAAGAAAGCATCCTCATGATGCTTAAGCTGTGATTTATCCTTTGTCTCTGCTTGATTAACAACTTTAAGTTCACCAAATAGATCAGGCTGCATAGCATAACTCCTCAATATATTGAATATTTTGTTTAGCTAGACTTATATTATCCCCTACTTTATAGTCAAAGTCAACTTCTTTTTCAAACTTACCTTTAGATAATCCAGTAGGACTATTGTCAAACTTTATACCATTCAATCCAGCCCACACAGCTGCTGAGCTATCCCATGTATCAATAAAGTCAGTAAATCCTCTCATAAGACTAATCTCATTAGGACCTTCAGTCATACCAAGAAAGTGTACTTTCTTACCAAGAAGACCTGGCAATAGACCTTCATCCTCAAGTCTATTCATGAAGTGTAGTCGCGATAGATACTTTTGTATTGGATTGTTAGATTCACATCCATATGCCAAAGGTATATTTAAGATAGAGAAAGCAATGTAGTCAACGTCTGGATTGCTTAGACCCCACTTAAATGAATCAACCAAGCCATCCACATCTCCTGGTAGAGACTGTGGACAATAGAATGTACCTAACTCAGCATCTTTCAGCTGAGGTATCATTTTCTCAGCTGCATGAACAGTCTTCAACCAATCCTCACCAGGATAGTCAGACATAACAACATAACTTGCTTGACATGCAACAGCCATTTGTATCAACTTCTCTGTAGGATACATAGGCAGCTCACGTTTATACATTTCAAACGCACTGTTATCCATAATGATCTCATGGTCTGCTTCTGCTAACCTAAGATACTTATTGCGATACTCTGAGTCTTCTTCGATAAGATGAGCCAATACTAAATGAATTCTCTGTTCATCTTCAGAGAAAATATCATCTATAAAGGCTGTAGGGGTAATGTGACAGAAATCAATCATACTTTAATCAAACCTTCATAATAACCAACTGCACCATTTTCACCATCTTCAGATACTTCAATCTTCATGAAGCGACCAGGATAATGATCTTTGATATATTTAGCCAACTCATCAGCAATCATCTCACAACTTTTATAATCTAATTCAAGAATACCATCACCATAGAGTTTTTCAAGTTCTCTTTTGAATAGGATAAATTCTATCTCTCGATCATCATGAAAGACTTGAACCTCTACTCTAAACTTAAACAAATGCCTATGAGGATTAGCTAAGAACTCAACCCCAGGTAGATCCTTGGCTCCAGGCCAACAATGGATCCCTTCTTTCTGAAATGTAACAAAGACCCACTTACTTGGATACATTCTAAACTTCTCAGTCTGTGTTAGATTGTTTGTATATTGTACCCTCATATCATCACCAAAACTATATGCATCAGACATAGCATCAATTGCACCACTAATTGTAATGGTGTCATCATTACTAGGCACTTCTGGATTCCAATCTGGATTAACTACTGTTACTGTTTGACCTGGTGTTGAAATACTAGTTGTTACTTCAAAGTCACCTACTGTTGTGAGCTCCAATTGTGTAATAACATTTCCACGGAAATCTTTTTCTTGGTATTCCTGTGCATCCTTTGTTCGGACCTCATTAAAATCCCACTCATTAGTGTCTGGATTATATCCATCATTCGTCTTCTTTGAACTCATCGTCAGTACTCCCATCCCCATCATAAATCTTAGACTCAATTGCAACACCAGTAAAATCAGACTCTACAAGATGTTCTCTTGATACTGGATCCAGCAACATAGTGTTCTGTAATGAACTGGCCCAAGTAGTACCTTCTTGGTGGAAAGAGAACTCATTGTTACTATCATAATACCTACCGGTGACATCAAATACTCTCGTAACAGTCTTTTTAGATACTGTACCAGAATACATCTCATAGGTTGTTAGTTCCTGTCGTAACAAGCCAGGCCAACCTTTATTAATCAATGCAGTGTGACTCATATAGTCATCTCCGTTGTAGCACTACCTCTATATGATTTCAGTTTGTTTTCCAGCTTCCATTTGTTTTCGGTGGCAGATGAAAAAGTCCGAAGAACTAACTCTTCAGACACATCATTAGGTAGAAGAAAGAACTCACTAATGCCACCCATACCATCAAGGATGCCATCTTTGAGATCAAAGTGTTCTTCTAATCTAAAATCTTTAGGACAGAGACTGTGAAAGGCATGTTCCATTCCAAGAGCTGCTGCACGAGCTAGAGAGTATGTCTCACTAGAGAACTCAACGCATGCTAGTACTTCTTTTTTAAACATGTCATATTGAGACTTGGTACCAAATCTATCACCAAATCTTTCTTCAATTAGTTTATCTTTACCCCACTTAGAGATACCAATCTTGTATGCAGAGGCTCCATTACAAGACCATTTAGTAAAATACACATTCATTTTTTTATCCGCTTCTCGGTAGTTTATTATCCCATTCGTACTAAGTTTAGAAACTCTCTTCGAATGTCAGATTCATATTCAGCAAACACACCATGCACAGCTAAGGTAGATGTACTAGATCCTTGATCTTGTATTCCTCTACTCTTAACACAATAGTGTACTGCATCAAGATAGACTGCAACATCTGGCGTACCAGTAATAAAGGATATAGTAGTTGCAATCTGCTCAGTTAATCGTTCTTGTACCTGAGGCCTCTTTGAAAAGAACTCTACAATACGATTCAACTTAGATAGTCCAAGAACCTTTTCTCTTGGAATATATGCTACGCAAGCCTTACCATCAATCACAACAAGGTGATGCTCACAGTTAGACTGTACATTAACATTACGTTCAATTACAAATGATCCTGGTGAATTCTTAGTACCAAACTTATTTGTAATTGTAGTACACTTAGGAAACTGACTATAGTCTAGTCCCCAAAAGATTTCCCTGACATACATCTTTGCTACACGACTAGGTGTATCCATCAAAGAATCATCTGTAAGATCAAGACCAAGAGCCAATAATACCTGACGCATATGAGTCTCAATAGTTTCAATCTTATTATTCATATCAACATTAACTAGATTAGTCATAGGTGTTTCAAGCCCAAGACTTTCTAGGTGTTCTTTTACTTTTAGACCCAGCGCAGGGTCAGATTTATAATCTGGGTGTGACATTCGTTATCCTTTTTCCCAAGGGAATTGTATCCATTCGTCATTATCTACCTTTCTTATTGTAAAGTCAACGCGAAAGTTTGATATTGACCTCGACCATAGTGTCGCAGTCTTAATATTTTGTTTTAACTCTGCTTCTCCGTGTTCATATCTCCTCTTTATATCATTCATTATCTGATGAAATGTTTCACCGGAATCATTTATATCATCAACAATCAATAGCTGACAGCCTCTTACCAAGAGCTTATCAGGAAGAGGCTCCTTTGTACACCCATCCCTAGTCTGCCATACAATAGGAACATTTGGTATGTTAAGACTATGTGAAATATATACTCCAGGAACTAAGCCACCTCTAGCAATGGACACAACTGTATTTGGTTGCCATTTAAGATGAGGTGTTGTTACCTCATCCATGCAAGCTATACGCTGACTTAGCTGCTCTACATCACTACTAAATTGTTTGTATGTATAATTTATCATTTCAAATGGTTTAACGCATTCAATTTATCTTCAGCTTCAGCAAGTATAGCTACCTGTGTATCTATTGCCTCAACCAGATCCGGATGCTCACCTATACCTGTAGGATTAGTTAGATACACTCCAATGTTAGCTTTTGCAGCAGCCATTTCAGCTTTATACTTAGCCTCCAGAGCAATGATGAAACTATTCATCAAACTCTCCATCTGCTCTATGACCAATCCTCATAGCCATATTACTAGCTGTTTCTCTTACTTCTACTTTACTACACCAAACACGATCACCTTCTCCATACTCTGGTAACATAATCGTATTAATATATTCATACAAGAAATCAGAGATACCTTCACATCCAGTCTTAGCTACTTCTGTAATCTTAGCTAAACCAAGCTCACCAAGCTTCAATAGATGTTCTCGGTCTGGATCATCCTCTGCAACAAGTAACGTATGGTCAAACCAATCTTCTAAGTTTTCTTTCAATGGTCTTAGACCACCAAAGTCCATACACCAATTACGTGCATCTAACGTATCGCACTCAAATTCAAAGTGAAAAGACAATGCATATCCATGGATAAGATTACAATGAGAGTCAGCTCTCCATTGCCTGTATGCTACAGGTCCTAGATGATTATAAGTCTTTGTACTAACATATTTTGCCATTGTTTCCCCTAACTATAAAAGTCATGAATGCCAGAAGTTCTGTCACGCCAAACTTTCTGATAGTCTTCTTCTTGTATTTTTAAATTACCACTAATAGATATACGAACATCCTCAGACGTATTTGGAGTCGTATAGTGATTCAACCATGATGGAAATATAACAAGATTGCCAACCTGTGGAGTAATCTCATGATTGTTCATCTGCATATGACTTACCATTTGGAATCTTAGTTTACCACCATACTTCTTATCAGGCAACAGTGGATAGTAAACCCAAGACAAGAATAAATTTTTAGTGTCTCTTTCGTTACGGTGACTGTGAATCATAGTAGATTGATTCTCTACTAGAATATGTGCCCAAATTTCAGCTAGATAATATCTATCATCAATATTAGAATGAACAACAGACATTACTTTATCAGTCAACTTTGTTATCTCAGGATCATCTGGTATCCTAGAGTCTTCATATCCTGTAGCATTAGGACTTTCGTCAATTTTCTTATGTTGCCAAGCCATACAAAGCTGGCTGATCTTTCTATTATCAAGCTCTTGACCAACTTGTGTATGTAATACTTTTGTAGCAGATACTGTCTCAAACACCTATCAAATTCCCCCACAGATAACAGTGCACTCTAGCACTTACGTTATACCCTCTCTTGAATGCCTTTTGAGCCACTTCCCCAGCAGTTTCTTCTTGCTGCTCAGCAAGCGCCCCAACGGGCATAATCCAGACAGGATAATCAATACCAACATTCCTAAGATCAGATAAAACATCTTCCATCTCCTCCCATTGTCGTTCCTCAGCCCCAAGAACAAACTTTAGCTGACCATGCTTAGATAGCATTCTATAGGTCTTGAGAGTATCAGGCTTGATAGCCTTACTTCTCTTCTCTCCAGATACTGTTTCTAGCTTAGGACTTACCGAAAAGAATAACTCCTGATCAAACTTTCCTCTATTAGTAAAGAAGTCTATNAATTGAGGAGTTAATTCTTGTGTACCATTAGTCTCGAATGTAACACTCTCAGGCATGTTATATTCATCGTCCTTAAATGCTCTGAGAATATCTGGTACAGCTTTCTGAGCATGCTTCATAAGAGGCTCACCTCCAGTAAAACACATATGTTGCCACACACCATTAGGATGTTGAAATCTTCCTTTTGGATTACTTGGCGACTTCATCATCTCAGTAATACGTTCTACAATCTCATCTGGGCTACCTTTACGTTGAAGATGTTTATACTTTTTACTCCAAGAGTAAGAACTATCACAGCCTTTATTAAAGACAGGCAAGTCTTCTAAACTCTCATACTCTTGTGGATCAATATTTAAGTACGGTAATTCATACGTAGATGGATCAGTTGGATCTTTCTGCATAAACCCATCACATTGCAGATTACATAGAAAGAATCTAAACCATGCAGTAGGAACACCAGTATACTTTCCTTCACCCTGAATAGAGTGAAATGTTTCGCTATAGGCTACTTGGTAAGCTGAGCTTCGTTCTGCCATATTTCTTTGTCCATTTCTTCTTAGCCATTTGCACCTTCATTTTACTTACTTTTTGAGTAAAGTCAACACCTTCTGTGTGATCAAACTCATGTTGGAATACTCTTGATGTAATTCCATCAAACTGTTTAGTAACAAAATCACCATACGGATCTTGGAACCTTGCACGCATGAATCTAGGTCTAGTAATTTTTAAACTCATACCTGGATATGATAGACATCCTTCTTCAAGTAAGATTTTCTCATCACCAAAGTATGTTATCCTTGGATTGAATATAGCATATGCAGGCTCTCCTTCGATTACAAACATCCTTAATGGTAACCCTACCTGGTTAGCAGCAAGACCATACCCACCTAGCTTTCTCATCAACTTAACCATTGATGCAGCTAGATTAGGAGCATCTACTTGTGGGTTATCAAAATTAAATTTCTCTAACCCAGTGTCGTGTAGAAAGTCATGTTTGATTTCCAACTCCATTGTACCATCTTTATCATGGATATATGGTTTNTANTCATACCAAAATGGTACGCCTTTATCTGATGTTTCTGTTGTAAACTCTATGTTTTGAGGAGCAACCTTGTTATCCNCAACATTTTCTATTTTAAGTTCTGCCATGTGTATTTGCCACCACTTTGTTTCTTAGTCCAGAAGTACTAAACTCATGTCGTCTTTTATTGTAATAGACTTCTACATCTTCTTTTCCTGTAAAGTCCTTATTCATATAATCCTCTCCAATAATTCTAAGATCAACAGGAAGATGACGAAGAAGAGCCAAAAGCTCATCCTCAGTTTCATATGGTATAATCTCATCAACGTACTTTACCGCACTTAATTGTATAAATCTTTCCATATACGATTGTACAGGTTTATTCTTTCCTGGTCTATCAATTGTTGGATTTGTTTGCAATGCACATATCAAATGATCACAAACGCTCTTTGCTTCTCTAAGCATTAAGATGTGACCTGCATGTAGCAAGTCAAATGAAGATGCTGTAATTCCTACTTTCATCCCTTTTGTAGTTCTTTTATTCTGTCTTCTAATTCTTTGATACGTTCTTCTACTGATTGTACTTTTGGTTGGCGCTCTAACCATTCTTTACCAATAGTCTGTAAACAAAGGTCATATGGGATAGCCAAATGCATACATGGATCTGGGTCTTTTGATTCTGCATCAATAACAACATGGGCTTGTGCTGACCCCATAAAAAATACTACTGCAATCACTGAAAATAATTTAAACATTATACTAACTCCCTCAAATTGTTCATACCTTAGTATACATCGAAAACGAAACAGGGTCAACACTAAACAACTTCTTCCGCAATACCAATTAGCTCTGCTGCTAACAACAACCCTCCACCAATGAGAAAGTTACCTGTCATCAATATCCCACATCCTATAATTCTAACTCCACTCTTGACCATGCTTAACCAAAAGTGTGCGTTTCCTGGATCTTTACCAGTTGCCATTATGCTACCATCCTACTAAAGTTTTTATGTTTTTCAAATCTAATTACGTTAGTGAACTTATCAACCAACTGGTCAGTTTTATGGCTTATAATGAATACATTTGTATCAGATACAATATCCATAATTATCTTCATAAACTCATCTGTACCTGTTGTATCTAAGCTACTATCAAACACCTCATCCATTATTAATAAATTAGTATTTGCACTATTCTTTAGCTTAGCAATAGCTCGCCAAGCAAATAAAAGGGATAGATCAATACGCATCTTTTCACCTTCACTAAAGGACGCATAACTAAACTCATCACGATATCTTGACTTGATAGTTTCGTTGAAATTCTCATCTAGCTCAAACTGTACAAAGAAGTCCATAGCAGCCAGATACTTATTGATGAGTTTATTTATAACTGGTACATATTGCTTTATGATACGACTCTTAATACCAGTATCTCTCAGTAACTTTGTACCAACATCCATTACATTTTTTTGTAGTATTGCATTGGATGTTTCTGTATGTAAATTTTGTAGATTAACATCCTCGTCTGTAATCTCAGCTTCTTTCTGTTTAATTAAATTATCGTTATCAGCAACCTCTGTAATCTGTTCTTGTAGCTCTGCAATCAACATTGTCTTACTATTGATTAAAGATTGCTTATCAATAACCTGATGTTGTAGAGCATTAATTTCTAGCTGTATCTTATTGATCTGCCCAAGTCGTTCTTCTTTATCAATTATGACTTTTCTGAGTTCATCCATTCCGTTGCTGAGTTCAAGAAATGCTTCTTCTTCCTCTGCAATTCGTCCATCTTTGAACTCTGAATCAATCTGTTGCTGACAAGTTGGACATTCATCCTTGTTATGAAAGAAGTCAATGGTGTGCCTATGACGATCTTGTTTATTGATAAGTCTGTCAAGAATCTTTTCTCCTTCTTTCTTTTCTTTATTAACTTTAGCTTCGTCCTCTTTACGAGTTTCAAACTCATTAACAGTGACTTGAAGTTTTGAAACGTCATCTCTTAGATTAACAAGGTCTTTGTTTGCTGTTTCAATAGACCTATGCTTTCTTGCAATGTCATCGGACTGTGCCTGTCTTAGACTCTCAATGTTCTCATGGAGTAGAGAGATACGAGTTTCAACCAGGCTTTTTTCATACTCAGTTTTTTGGAGCTCTTCTCTGTGTCTCGACACCTTGTCCTTTAAGATAGAAGACATCACAGAAAAGATACCAATGTCCAATAGGTCCTCAATAACTTCCTTCCTATCTTTAGTATTCATTTGCATGAATGGAACGAAGTTACTTGACCCAAGAACTACTATCTGTTTGAATGACTTGTATGTTACTTTTAGGATTTGCTTTTCGAGAACTTCTTGATAGTCTCTTGCATTAGCTTCTTGATTGAGCAGCTTACCATTTTGCCATACTTCAAAGTATCTTGGCTTAAGACCTCGACGAATGAGATATTCCTGCTTACCAATCCTAAACTCACACTCAACTTCCATGTGGTTTGTATTGACCGAGTTAACTAATTGTGTAGTTGCAACATTACGGAAAGCCTTACCATACAATGCATAACAAATAGCATCGATCATAGTCGACTTACCAGCTCCATTATCCCCAATGACCAACGTAGCCTTATTAGTATTAAAGACTACTTCAGTCTGTGCATCCCCATAAGAAACAAAGTTCTTCCAACGCACACATTTAAACTCAATCATTCAACCGCCAAGGCTTCATTATATAGTCCATGCATAAGATTCTTTAATTCTTTTTTATTGTACTTCAAATCCAACCCCTCAATGTACCCATCTAATATAGTCATTGTATCCTCAGCTTCATCAATAATGTCAGCATCATCATCCAAGTCAAGATTCAAATGATCATCTACAACTTGTAGATGGATAGGATTATAGTCTTCCAACAAAGAGATAAAGGAATCAAACATCACTGGATTATTCTTTTCTTTAATAATCAGTTTAATGTAAGAGTCCTCAAGACCACTATGTGCAATACCATTAAGATCCTCGTATGTCATATTAGTGTCATCATACCAGATCTTATTAAATAGTATACTACTATTTGGTACAAAAGTCAACAGTCTTGTATCAGTATCATAGACATGAAATCCTTTAAGATCATCATAACATGACCATGTCATCTCATATGGTGTACCAAGGTATGTAATGTTATCTGTCGTACTTCTATGATGGAAGTGACCACTATAGACCTGATCAAACTTCTCAAATGCTTTAGGATTACACCCTTCATAGTTTGGCATACCTCTATACATCTGAAACCCAGTGAGCTCAAGATGACCAAAGCAAACTTGCGCCTTAGTCTTCTCAATCATCTCCCATGTCTTCTCTTCATTGTCTTTACAGATCCATGGAACCAATAGTATATCAAGACCATCAATATTGATCTCTGTAGGCTCGCTATACTCAATTATGTTATCATAGCCATCAAGCAATAGATTGATACTATTAACATCTAATGTATTCTTATAGGTGATATCATGATTGCCTATGATAGTATACATCTTAATGTTACGTTCATACAATGGTTGAAACAACATCTCTTTAGATGTCTTGAGTGATGTGTATGATATAAACTTTCGTCTATCAAACGTATCACCCAAGTTAACTATCTCTTGTATGTTATTCTCATCTACATAAGGAAAGAATACTTCGTCAAAGAACTTCTTCTGAAATGCTGCAACCTTTTGATTATCATTGCGAGCACCAAAGTGAAGGTCTGTCAATAATGCAATTTTCATTTAAAAATACTTTTCGACACCTTTGGCTTGCTTACGTTTTTCCTTTGTCTTCACTTCTTTAGCTTCAAAGTTCTTAACAAAGTCATTCATATAGTCACTACCAATTTCTACGTTATTGCCAATACCCATATCATCCCCCTCAACTAATGTGTTGAACAATACAGACTGCTCCAATGACTTATGCTTGATGTATAGTTGTTTCTTTTCCTTTTGTATCCTTCTCAAGAAAGCATAATAGATAATTTGCGTGAAATATGCAAAAGGATTATTAGACTTCTGTGGATCAAAGTTATGAATATAACTAACGCAGTTTTCAATACCATCGCTAATCATATCATCCTTAAATGTATAGTTAGCAAAGTTAGGTTTAGTCGCTAGTCTATTAGCAATCTGTAGTAAGCAACGTCCAACATAGTTTGGTATCTGAGGTTTAAGTTCTCCACTCTCTTCAGATTCATTCACAGCATCCTTATACTCAATCATAACAGCATACAATTGCTTGTTATCAACGTAATGAGCCTTGACTTTTCTCAACTTAGTCATTAATGATACGTAGTATTGGCATCGCCAACACCCAGAGCCTCAACCATTTGTTTGGTTCTCTTTCGCTGCTCAGCGATATCTTCGTTCTGTGAACTCATCTCTGTGTATCCTTCTTTCAAAAATCTTTCATAATTACTGATAATATTTTCATGCAGATCATCTGCAATAGCAATGACCTTAGACTTATGGACTGTGATTATATTCGTCTTATTGAATAGCAACCAATGCGAACATTGAATCCATGTCATTCCATTTGGTGAGATAGATCTGTACATAATGACAGGATCTTCAAACAAAAGATACTCTCCATCATCTTCAACCACTCTCGTTAGAATCTCTTCACCATTCATTAGCTTTACTAAGCCATAATACCCTGCTGGCATAATTACTCCTTTAATGTATACGTGTATACTTTATATGGAAACTGTTCATCATTATACAGCTTTACTCTATCCGAGTAATGCCTGGCGGTATAGTTAACCCACTTTCCTTTGGAAAGATTGTCGACGATGTCGTAAAGTTTACATCCCAGATTATCTGGGTCTTTCCGCAAGCCTCTACCGATTGATTGCAATACCCGAATCTTACTTTTTGAGGGGCTAGCGAACACGATGTTATTAAGCCTGCGAATATTAACACCGGTACTAAACGTACCATACGATGCAACAATAATTGCTCGTTCTTCTTTCTCCACAATTGCTCTAACTTCATTTCTTTCCTCCCCAGAAACGCCACCATGGATAAAGAATATTGGTCTATCCAGTTCCTTGGCCATGTCATATAATACTTTACCATGTTTTTCAACTAGTGCATATAGCAAGAGTGTATTACCCTTCAGCTCTTTACACAACTCAATTAAGAAGTCATTACGAGGCTTGCATGCTATAATATAGTTAACTTCATCTCTGTAAGATGCCCTAGCCATCTTTGATTTATTTTCTTTACTGTGGTCTAGGATACATATATTTATCTTTAACTCAGCTAAATGTTTTTGCTCAATTAATTCAGACGTTGTTACAACCTTTTCTACTGGACCAAATAATCCCTCTAGTACTAACTTATGTGTCTGTGAGTCATCTAGTGTACCTGTGAATCCAAACTTATATGGACAATCAACTAGCTTAGACATTATTGTTGTTAATGATTTAGCTTTAAACAAATGAGCCTCATCACCAACAACAACTTGGAATTGCTCAAACCATTTTCTTGGCAGCTTGTATATTGACTGCCATGTCGTAATAGTAATCTCTGTATCAATATCTTTACTTGCACCAGCTGTAATCATATGAATGTCATCTGCATATCCATACTCATGGAAGTCTGATGCAAGCTGTGCAACAAGACCTGTAGTAGGTACTATAATTAACTTCTTCATAGGATAGTATCTTGCAAGCATATAGATGATCATGGATTTACCAGAAGCAGTAGGAGATACTAACATAGCTCTCTTATTTGTTATAGCATGAGCTACAGCACTCTTCTGATAGTTTCTTGGTTCCATACTTAATTTCAATGTCTTAGCCAAGTCATCCACATCATCTATTGTAAAGGGGTTAGTGTGGACTAATCGTTCGTCCACTTTACAAGTATAGCCTCGCACACCACAAAAGTCAACAATATAATCTTTTAATCCTGTATATACTGTTCTTGTTACAGAATTGAACAATCTAATTTTACCATCCCATACTCTATTACGTACAGCAGGCATAAACTTAGCACCAGGTACATCAAACGTAAAGAAGTCTGATAGCTCTTGAGCTACAGAAGAATCACATTTTACTTGAAGGTGTACGTCATCTTTGTATACTATTTCTATCATAGACCTACTTTAAACTTTTCCCAATCAACAGCTGTTTTTATTTGAAATCCTCTTATGTTCAATGACTTTACTATTGATTCTAAGAACTCAACTTTTTCTTTTGCATATGCTGTTTTTAAGTTATGGTTTGTTATATCTTTATCAGATTCAATATACATTGGAATATCTGTTTTAAGAATACGTAAAGGGTTTGGATCCCAACCACGATCAACAAGATCCTCTTCTGCCATTACGCCAGAATAATAATCATATTTGTCTTTCTTGAGGCCTTTATACTCCTCTTGAAGTTTTACTAACTTCATTCTCTCTTCACTAAAATACCTATAGTATTTATGATGGAGCTGGGGTATACGTATAGATTCTTCACCTAGCTCAGTTCTATCTATTTTAGAATCTGTAGACCAAGCATCATAATAATCATTTAAGTTCATCGATTGCTACCACTAACTTCTGACATCTTTCATTATACTGCCCATTGAAGTTCTGGTCAACAAGATTTGCTAACTCAATCATCATTAGTCTCTTATCACCACTGTTGATAACATTGACATATCGTGGAGAGACTCCACCAGCCATATCACCATATGATTTGATAAGACGTTCTGCTTCTTTACCAACATGCTTCTCAACTATCTTAGGTGTAAACATATTGACATCATGCTTCTTATACACATCACCGTACACACTATGCCATAACCCAGCCATACACACTGGCTTCTCTGCACCTAACTGTTCTAAGTACACATATACATTCCATAGATGATGAAAGAATGGTCTTCCTGTATGTTCAACTTTAGTTGTATTGTCATACAAATACTTTACACCTTTATCTCCATATTCCAATGGAGCGGTGTTGAATACCATAATGGTTTTTTCAAAAGGAGTTATTCTTGATAGAGGTGATGTAGAATGTAACTGTGCACTATCAAAGATAAACATTCTATTATACTTTGGTAACATAGCAACCTCTACATCTTGACTATCGTCATACAACAGAGTCATTCCATAGTACTTAGGATCCCAATCTTTAGTTAGATATAGGATAGCTGTTTCAAATCCAGGATGTGATTGAACTACATCTCCATCTCTTGCTTGTTTATCTGTATGTGGATATGCATCTTGTCCAAAGTGATACGTCTTTGTATACGATCTATACAATGATCTCTTACCTATTACATCTTGTAAAACATCAAATGCATCCAACATGATAGGATGGTTTTGATCTATCTCTGGTGATGAACACATATCCCACTGGAAGTGTTTTGGCTGCTTAACAATATTGTGTTGACCATGACCGTATTCAAATGTGTTACGAGCATGAGACTTCCAACCATGTTGGAACCATGTACAATATTTTCTTTTGATGTCAAGCAATAGGTCTTCGGAGAAGGCGCCTTCGACGCACTTCGGTTCAATATAACTCATTATAAATCCTAAAAATTAGTAGATTGTGTATCCGTAGTTCCAGCTGAACCCAGTCTTAGAATTCTGAACAGCTTATATCTAAATGTTGCTTGGCACTCTATGTAATCAACAGAAGGTGCCGTGGTTGAAAATTGTAAGTCAGACAATGCTGTTGGATAGCAGTCTTCAAATTGTACTTCTACGTTAGGCTGCATAGCACTGTTCATAATAGTTAATGTAGCATCACTATACGGCCCTTCCGACATGAAGTCAACACTTCTTTGCTTTTGATATATGTTCTTAGCTTGAGCAAAGTCTTCTGGAAATCCTAATTGTACCATCCAATCAAACAACTCAATATAATTTTTCATATCCTCATCAACTTTGAAAGCAAGTTGAAACTCAGCAAAAGCCATTCTGTCACCAATGGTAGGAATGTTAACAAAAGGGGTTGGCATTACTGCATCACCCATTTGTACTGTAGGAACATTCATTGATTGAACAAAATAGTTTGTTGTTGGTAGCTTCTTTATTCCAAAGTTAAAACCCAGTGGTGATAGAAACTGAGTATTATCAGGCTGATCGCTTAGTGCTCCACCGAATTGATTAGCCAATCGACGCTCCTATATTCTCTAGTGTTTGAATCTGCAACCAACACTTCATTGATTACAGCATCAATGTTATGATGCCAATAGATCAGAAACTTATGTACTCTAGGATATTCTGGTACAATGTCTTCCGTACCCCAGATAAATTCCTGAAGAATGTTTCTGTAGTCTGGCATCCAATATCTGACGTTAACTAGTACTTGTTGTCTAACTATCATATCTCTTCTATTTATACAAAAAAAGAGGAGGCATAAAGCCTCCTCTGAGTTGTTAATGTAATCGAAATTACATAATGTTGTCTACTAGGATCTTTCTGTAGTACTCATTAGAGTCTGCAGCAAGGGCACCAGTAGCAGCAAGAGCAGCTGTACCTCGTGCAAAAGGATTCTCGATCACGCCGTAACGAGTCTTGAAGCCAATTTTAGGTTGGAAAGTATCTTCCCCAACCGCACGAACCATTTGCAATGGAACATATGGGCAGTAGAATAGACCAGCATCAAATGCACTAGAGCCTTTATAACCGATAGTCATGTAGTTACCAGTTGTATAAGGATCAATGTATACTCGAATTCGTCCGTTAAGTACACCAGCAAAAGTGTTGCCTGTGTCATCTACTTGCAAATTGTTAGAGTTAAGAGCTGGAGTGTAATCAAGTACACCAGCCATTTGTAGTGCGGAAGCAACATCTGAAGAGCAGATCAGCATGTTGCCTTTCCCTCTACGAGTACCCTTCGCAATACTGTTAGCTTCACGTTCGATTTGGAACATCAAACCTTTAAACTTTTCAACCATCCAACGACCGTTAGAGTCGGTGTCTAGGTCAAATTTACCTGCTGTTGTTGTGTCATCTTGTGCACCAACTTTAGCAATAACATTGACTGTTCGAATCATTTCTCGGTTGATTTCAGCCAAGATTTCAGTCGAAAGAATGTTAGCTAATTCAGACTCTGCGTCCAATCCGTGGATTGCTTTCAAGTCCTGTGCCAATTCCATTGTGTATTCTGCTTTGAGAGCTCTGGACTTTGCAGTCACAGCAATCTTCTCAATGCTGAATGCCATTTCTGGGAACACGTTGGCAGCACCATCACCCAAGCGCTCTGCTTGAGCTGTGGACATACCAGCAGCATAGTTGTACAATTCAACGTTGGAAGCGGTACTGTTCAAGTAACCGTTACCTACGAATGTACCTAGGTTTTGTGTAGCACCACCTACGTTAGTGTTTGTGGAGGTATCTTTATCCATTGAGAAGCCAGTGTTGACTTCGTTATAGAAAGTTTCTCCGCCGGTCTGGTTAGTGTAACGTGATCTCATTGCAAAGATCAAACCAGTAGGACCAGTCATAGGCTGAACACCCATGATGTCATATGCTACCAAGTTTGGCATTGCACGACGAACCAAGCTGATTAGAACTGGGTCGTAAATATCAATGTTACCATCGCCAGCTGTTGAAGACGAAGCTCCCATAGCGTTTGTTGGAGCTGCTTCGAGCAACGATTGTGGATTGAAAGCTGCTGACTCACGTAGAGCAGTTTCAGTGTTTTCTAGCATTACAGCTGTGACGTTCCGCTTATGAACATCCCCAATTTTGTCTAAGTCGGGGTGCTCAATAATAGGCTGCCATTTCTGCAATAATTCTTCGTTTAACATTTGTTTCTCCGTATGTTAAGAATTATCTTGTAAGGGTTCTTGAAATAGCCTGAGCATAAGCAGCCATGTTCCCGTCAGAGATTCCCGTAGGCTTATCTTCGTTCTCAACTTCAACTAATTCTTCATTGATTTCAGTTTCTGTTGCGGCTGGTTTCTTGTTAAAGTATGTTTCAAGAATAGTGTCGAGCTTCGATGTGAAGTCCTCTTCACTATCATAGTCTAGGCCTTCAACTAGATCCTTAAACTCATCTTGTTGTTTAAGGGTCATGCCTCTACTCTTCTCATTGAAAAGGATAGCTGCGTGTTGATCTTTCATGACCTTCTTGAGGTCAATCTCTGTGTTGATTGCTTCGTCAATTTTCTTCTTCAGTTCTACAACTTCAGATTCCATATTGGAAACATGGTCAACCTTGTCTTCAGGAATCTCAATAAGAGATTCTTTGAATAGGTCTTTGACGCCACTCATAAAGTTTTCAGCCATCTCTACTTTAAGAGCTGACTCGATGGCAATCTCATTTTCCTTCATCCAAGTCTCGGCAACGTACTCTAGGTACTCATCGAGTTTGGTTTCTAGGTCTTCTTCGTGTTGAGCAGTAGCTTCTGCCAACTTCTTATCATAAGCTTCTTTCAATGCTTCTTCTACTATTGTAGCTTTTGCATTCAAAGCTGCTTCAAAGATTGTGGATGCTTGATCGAAGAAATCCTCTGTGAGGCTTTCCTTATCTTTGAATAGCAATTCCAAATCTTCTTTGACTTTAATATTAGCCATTGTATGAAGTTTGACAGGAGATCCAGCATCTCCTTTTGTTGTAATGGATGCCTTGTTTCCTGAAGAATCCATCAAGCCTTTGTAAGCCTTAGAGGCTTGGCCTGGTGTCATCTTAGAGAACATGTCTACCACGTTTTGGATTACGCCAGTTTTACCTAACTTAGGCATTGGCATAGCGTTTGTCTTATCCGCTTTCCTACGAGAAGAACCAGTATCGATTGGGTCGGCCACACTAGAGTCCTCACCAGAAGCCTGGAATTCAACAAGTTGGTCTTGTTCTTCAACGTCGTCAGCGGCTTCAAGAATTTCATCATCGTCAGTTAAGGATTCTAAATCCTCAATCTGCTCCTGAGCTTCTTCTCTTGCCATTATTGACTCCTATAGTTTGTCATTAAACTTATTTATAATTTTAGTGTATTATAGCGATTTTAGGTATTTATCGAATAGTCTCAACGCTGATTCTTGAAGTTCCTTACTCGACTTCCGTCCTAGCTCTTTCGTTTCTTCCACAACTTTCATTGCGTTGAAATGTCCAGATGCAGCGTCATATACCCAATCGACCCCTTCCATCACTCCATTAACAAATGCTTGAGGTGCTGAGGGATCAGCCACAATATCTGCAGCCGTAGAAAGCATGAAGTCATCTTGTACTACTTGACATCCTGCCTTCTCTCTTAGAGTACCCATACCACGGCTTGAAACTCCCAATTGAGCACCTTCATCAATTAAGTTTTTGACAATATTACCATACGGGGTATCTAAAATCTTTGCTTTACCAATATAGTTGTTACCTTCTTGGTGCAAATCTTTGATCATATGGGATGCTCTTTCCAAATTTATGGTTGGTCCATTAGGATGGCCAAGCTCCCCAAATGCTCTATTCTTTTGAATATATTGTTCGTTGTAACGGTTGACTTCCTTCTGCATTGTAGACATAGGATACATTCTACCATTACGGTTCTTCATTTCTGCTTGGAGGAATACACCTTCAATAAAATGACTTTTTTGTTTTGTCTCTTCATCAATCTGGATTCTAACATCAACAGACTCAATCAGTTCTGTTACTAGCTTCATTCTGAGCTCCCTCCAGCAATTGGAGTAATGAAACATGTTGCGACATCAGTGTGCAATGAAACATACAATCCAGTTGCACCAAGATCAAGATTGATTGACTCGCCACCATCTAGGTTGATCGTCTTAACAACATTACTATTTGTTGTTCCAATTTCCACGTTAGCAACTGATGTAGCATGCGTGTTAACAATCCTAACATAGCGATAAGATTGTTGATCGTGATCACCATCTAGTACAGCTGTATTAGCAATTACCTTTATCACGCTACACTCCTTACCCAATTAAGCAATGCAGAATTGGTTTCTCTATTCGTTACGAATAGATTCTCAAATTGTTCTTGATGATCGTCTGATAAACTATCAAATACTTCTTCTAGTTTAGCCATTTCATCTGCTTCAATTTTAACTTCTGCCCCATCATCCAGCAACCACATACCATCCTGTTCAGGATCAAAGTCTTCTTGAGACATCTTATTGGCTGTTGCATACATGACTGACTCTGCATCTTTACCATATCGGCTAACAAAGTCTGACTTATTCTTTTTCATAGACATTACAATGTCTTCTGCTCTTTTATTGGCAGCAGCTTCATACATATCATCGCCTTGCTCATTTTCTTTATCAGCAATGCGTTTTTTCTTTGTACGTTTTGCGCCAGAGAATAGCTCGTCCTTATCACCAGCATTCTTTTCAGGCACAGGGTAATCAGTCTTAGCAATGACGTGCTTGTCTTTAAAGTCACGCTCGCCAGGAACACCAGGGTTCTTATAACTAACATTCATTCCTTTATCCTGTCCAGGAGTAGGAATAATATCAGTCTTGATTGGTCGTTCCAGCAGTTGGCTCAATCTCTTCATCTGCCTGTTCGTCCTCTTCTTGTTCGTTATCGGCTTCTACTTCACCTTCTTGTTCTTCTGGTCCAAGCTCCATTGCAGGAGTACTTGATGGATCTAATCCAGCCAGTTTGTCCGCTACAACTTGTCGTATCTGGTCAACTTTATCATTAACCCTATCGACCATTGCTCCAGAGAAGTAATCTGCAAAAGCAGTTGGTTCTCCATTGTTTGCGGCCTTAATCATATCATTCAAAGTTTGTCCTGGTGTTTCCACCTCAGGTTCAGCCATTTATTTCATCTCCAATTATTTATATTTATCCGTCACTAGGGGGGCCGTTTTGGCCGTCAACATTGTTCGTTCCCATGTCAGGATCCGCTAATGCTGCATCCATTTCTGTGTTTGCGTCATTCTCGGCTTTCATTTGATCTTCTAATGTAGCAATTTCATCATCAGACATTCTAAGTACATTACGTTTTACCCACTCTTGTGAGAAGTATTTGCCAACATATGGGTCGATACTATTCAATGTATTGACTCTTTCTGTAACAATTTCATTCTCTTTGAGTTCAGTAAAGTAGTTGTCTTGCTTAAAGTCATACTTGATATTACGTCTAACATCTTGATACTCTTCTGGTGTCATATGACCTTTAAGTACCAATTGCTTTTCCAATGCGCCATCAAATAACATTGCAAAACGCATGCGCAATCTTTGTATAAACTTCTGAAACTTAACTTCGTCGCGATTGATTTCAGTTGCACGACCCAACGACATTCCTGTATCAGGCTCTAAGCGACTGACAGGAACGTTGAGAGACTTGTACATCTTCTTCTGGAAGTATATTACATCATCCATCTCGCCAAGATTTTGACCGCCCGGTAGTGTGGTAATCTCTGTACCTCGACCACCTTCTCGTCGTGGAAGCCAATAGTCTTCAAGCATTGTCATAAACTTACGATCGTCTCTGATCTCGCCAGTGGCTGCATCGTAGATCAATCTGTTCTTATGCTTGACCATCATGTCTCGTAGGTATTGTTCTGCTTTCATCTTGGGTAGATTACCAACATCAATATAGAATATACGTCTTTCAGGAGCTCTAGCTATTCGATAGATCACCGTTGCATCTTCTAATATACGAAGTTGGTTGAGAGGCTTGATAGCCTTATGTAGATGAGATAAAACTAGTCTGTTATCTTCACTCATTACACCAGAAGTGCAATGAAGAACTGCATCCTTTGCAATCTTTACACCCTGGTCTTGACCAGCAGATGATGGAGTGCCTCCAGGATACCCAACAAAACCTTTGTTGTTATACAAAAAGAACTCACTCCTTGTACGTTCTACTGTAACTTGAGTACCAGGTATACGTTCTTTTTTGTTTTCTCTAATCTTTTTGATCTTACGAGGATCAATATATCTGAGTTCTTGAATACCATCAGCTACATTCTCTGGATCAATGATAACATGATAGAACATACGTCCATCAATATACCAATGTCTAGCTACTTCATAGCCTTTTTCATTAAACTCTAATAGGTCAAGAATGTATTCAAATTCTTCTTGAATAATTTTCTTAGTACCTGCACCCAGACCTTTAACGTGGTCAAGGTTTATTTCTACTAGTCTTTGGTGTTCATCGTATACTATAAACTCATGAATGATATCATCAATAGCCATGTCGCACTCAGGCTGCATAGACATTCGACGATATCTTGTTATCATTTCTGCTTCGGTACGTGTTGCTCCTTCGAGATCCACGTATGTGCCATACATGCCTCCTGTAGAGACCTGATGCGCACCGTCATCCAAAGCAAGAGGAGCGAACGATGCAGTTGCCTGATCGTCCGCCCTTCTCTTTATTTCAAAACCAAAAAGGGTAGCCATGTAATTATATCACTTTCACATTATGTAAATCTAATTGCCGCCAGCGTTACCCGTTGTTCCCCCATCAACTTCCCACCAGTCATACTGGAAGGTCACACTAAATTCTTCGATGGCGTCTGTAGTGTTCCAATCGAGGTCAATTGAACTGACTTCTATTGGCCACATACCATTAAAGGTGTACTGGCGCAACGGTGTTCCAACTTTTGCATATTGGATAACCTGGGCATTTTCTTTGTATAGAGCTGGAGCCGAGGTCCCAAAACCTCTTACGTTACCAAGATGAGAGTTGATGTTTTGCATCCACTCCTCCATTGCGTTTCTAATGAGGAAATCCTCATCATTAACTACCGTAATAGTCCACTCTGCGAATGTTCTGTCACCAGCAATCTTGATTTTCCTACCGAAGTATCCCACCTCGATGGTCCCGATTGTTGATGCAGGAATTTGTGCTGCTCTAGCCATAAATGGCAGCTTCGCATCCCCAGCCGGATTGACTGGGTTGTTCATGATAACCTGAAACAGAGCAGGCCGTGCACCACCTAGTGCTAGCTGTGATCTGATTTCGTTAATATTAAAGGCCATTGAACTCTCCTATTCCTTGTATCTATTTAGCTTAGAATTGTCCGACGACTTCTGAGAACTCAACGTTGGTTCTGACCGCAACAAAGTTCAACTGAATGAAGTTAATTGATCGAGCTGGCTTGATGTATATGTCACCAACAAACTCGTTCCTATCAATTACTTCGCCAGTATTATTTGTTTCGTCACAAACAACCTTAAAGTCAAAAATACCACGTCGACCTTGAACATCCCTAAGGAAAGGCTCGACTAGATTTCTGAACTGAGCTCTAGTAAATTCGTCGTTGAATTCAAACAAAGTGAATTTAGCTGCAGTAGCTATTGCTTTTTCAAGAACAATGAACAGTCTTCGGACATTGATTCTATCAAATGCACTAGGCTTAGCTAACAATGTCTTGTCGCCAAACAGTATTGTACCTTGACCTGGGAATGTAGTAATTGGATTAATACCATTCTTGTAAAGTACGTCTCTATCAGCCTTATCAGGATTGTAAGAGTTCTTGATTACGTTCTTGAGAATACCTCTATTGAATCCAGCTGGTGAATACCAAGGATCTCTAGTAGTATCTGTTCGAACCATTAGACCTCCGACATCACCGTTGTATGGAACATAGCGGTAAACGTCATTGTATCTATCGTATTGGTACTTAAATCCACCATCCATGATACCATATGAGGATGATGTCAAAGCATTTCTAAAGTCAACAGTATTAGCAGACTCGTTACCAAAGTTATTAATAACATCAGATTTAGGAGGAGATATTGTGACGACACAATCTTTCCTTGACTCTGCAATGTTGTCAATTAGATAGTTGCCCCACTGATGATCATGAGTACCGCCTCTTGCTTTACCTTGCAAGACAATTGATACGTCAATGTCTTCAGCATTTTTAAATACATCAACAGCTTTTGACAATTGGCCAATAGCTATGTTTGCTTCTCCACTGTCTGAATCACCAGTGATTTGAAAAGCGGATACGTTTGATGTACCACCATCACGACCAATTGTAAATGATCTTGTGAATGGAGTTGTATTTGTAACTGCAGAGTTGGACATGTTAACAGCAGTGTTAGAATAAGTTGCTGTACTGTTTTGTG